AATTCTGCATTAAATGAAAAAGGTAAAGAGGCATTAGTATAATATGAGTGGACAATTTCCAACATCTCCTGTTGCAAAAAGTGCTAATGTAGGCTCAGCACAAAATACTATAGTTAGTGTAACCACATCAGGTAGAGTACAAGCAAGACAAATAGATGGTCAAAAATTTACTATAACTTTAGACTATGCACCAATGAGTAGATCAAACTTTGCACCTATAAAAGCATTTATTATGAAACAAAGAGCAAAATTAAATACCTTTACTGTTATTCCACCAATTGTATCAAATGCACAAGGAGTAGCATCAGGAACTATAAGTGTAGATGGTGCAATTTCTGCTGGAGCAACAACTTGCACAATTGATGGTATGGCTACTAGCACAAGTGATATTTTAAAAGCTGGAGATTACTTTAGATTTGCTGGGCAAGATAAAGTTTATATGGCAGTTGCAGATTTAGATTCAGATGGTTCAGGCGAGGGAACATTAACTTTTGAACCACCTTTAAGATCAGATGTAGCTAATGATATTGCATTAGTTTATGACAATGTTGATTTTACTGTAAGACTTTCTAATGATATTCAAGAATATTCTATTGTAACTAACGATCTTTATAAGTATCAGATAGACCTAATAGAAAATTTATAAATGACAAAATATCTTGTAAGGCATTATGTTACTGCTGATTTTATTGCAGAAAAAGTAGTTGATGAATCAGAAATAGATTCAGAAAAAAATAATTTAAAACAAAATACCATTCCAGATGGAAGTTTTAGCTTTATTATGGTAGAACAAAGCGAAAAGTTAATACGAACAACTTACGAGAAATATGACGAGAACATTAACAACAGCAGTAAAAAATGAACTTTTAACAGATAGCTTACAACCTGTTACACTTGTCTATATTAATGTAGGTACAGGATTTAGATTTACAGACCATTATAAAGATATTACTTACGATTCAAATACTTATTCAGCATCATCATTATTTACAAGATTATCTAGTGTTACAGAATCATCAGAAATAGAAGTTAGTAATATAACACTATCTTTTTCAGGTGCAGATCAAACAATTATATCTTTATTTTTAAGCAATAATTATATGGAGAAAGAGGCAGAAGTTTATAAAGGTTTTTTAAATAGTAGTGAGGCAGTAATTGCAGACCCATTTCTTTTATTTAAAGGTAGAATTGAATCTTTTAGTATTGATGAAACTATTAATAATTCTAATGCTAATATTGTAGTTGCATCTCATTGGTCAGACTTTAGTAAAATAGAGGGTAGAAAAACAAATACAGGTTCACAACAATTACATTTTTCAGCAGATAAAGGTTTTGAATTTGCATCACAAACAGTTCAAGATATTAAATGGGGTAGAACATAATGCAAGATGTAATAAATTTATTTAATAATTTTGATCGTTATAAAGGTAAAGAATTAACAAATTATTTAGAGCCATCAATTAAACTTAATCAATATAAAAAGTTTTATGACAATAACGAATTAGTTGGTTTTGTTAATTGGGCTTATATCCATGATTTAGTAGAAAAAAGATTTAAACAAACAGGTAAGATTAAATCTAATGAATGGAACTCAGGTAGTAATTTATGGCTAATAGAAATTGTATCTGTAAAAAATACATTTAAAATGATGCGTTGGGTTTATAATTATTTTAGAAAACAATTAAAAGTAGATCATTCTATAAATTGGTTAAGGGTTGATAGTGATATTTATAGAGTAGGTCAAAAGTTTAAAAGGAGTTATCACTAATGGGTGGAATAGTTGAAGCAATTGTTAATGTTGTAACAAGTTTTATTGGGTGGCTTATACCTATTCCTGATATTCCTGAGTTTGATACACCAGAAGAAGAACGAGGTGTATTAATTAACAAACAATCTAACAATGCACAAATCCCTGTAGTTTATGGCAGACGACAAGTTGGAATTACTAGAGTATTTGTAGAATCATCAGGAACAGATAATCAATACTTATATATGGCTGGAGTTCTTTGCGAGGGAGAAATTGATGAAGTAGAACAAGTATTTATAGATGATAAAAGAGTTTTTTTTGAAGATGGTTTAGATCATGGAGTAGTTAGAGAAGTTAATTCATTAGATTCTAATTTTTATAAAGATAGTTCTCATATACAAGTACAAGCATTTAATGGAACTGACACACAAGTTGCATCATCAATATTAACTAACTCTACTAATTGGACATCTTCTCATAAATTAAGTGGTGTTGCATATTTAGCTTTTAGGTTTAAATGGAATCAAGATATATTTAGTTCTATTCCACAAGTAAGAGTAACATTAAAAGGTAAAAAAATTTTTGACCCTAGAGATAGTGCAACTAAATGGACACCAAACTCTGCATTAGTATTACTAGATTATTTAAGAAACACTAGATATGGAAAAGGATTACCAGATAGTGCATTTGAATCTGATTTTGCATCTTTTAAAACTTCTGCAAATGATGCTGATACTTTAATCCAACCAAGAACGACAAGTGTAACAGAAGTTGCTGGGCTATATAGAGAAAATTATAATGGTTATTTTGGAGACTATCCAAGTTATTTTACAAATAGGTCTATAATTTCTACAGGCACAACAACTAGCATTACTGTTTCAAATCCAGGAAATTTTAAATCACATAAATATTCTGGATATTTTACAGCACCTAGTTCAGCAAGTTTTACATTTAAAACTGAATCTGATGATGGTTCTGCTGTTTATATTGGAGATGCAAATCAAACTGTAGATAATTTATCAAAACAAATAGAGGCTAACAGAGGTACTAAATTAGTTGTTAATAATTTTGGTCTACATGGAAATACAGGTAGAGAGGGAAGTAAAACTTTAGTTAGTGGTTCAGCTTATCCTCTTATAATTGTTTATGGAGATAATGCTGGTGTTGGTAATTTAAATTTTCTTTGGAAAGTAAGTGGTGGTAGCTTTAGTTCAGATTTATCTTCTAATTTTACTAATGGCAAAGGTGTAACAGATGTTATTCCAGCTATTATTAAATTTGAATCTAATGCTGTTGTAGATACAAGCCAAAAAGTAATTGAAAATGTAAAAAAACTTTTAAATCCAATGAGATCATTATTTACTTATAATAATGGTGTTTATAAACTTAAAATTGAGGGTACAGGTTCATCAGTTAAAACTATAACAGCAGATCATGTAGTAGGTGGTGCAAAAGTATTAGGAGAAAGAAAAAATAATAAATTTAATCGAGTTATAGGAACTTATGTAAACCCATATAAGAATTGGCAGAACGATACAGTTTCATTTCCACCAGCAGATGACAGTAATGTTATAACAGAATTTAAACACGCAACTATGCTTTCAGCAGATAATGATACTTTGCTAGAGGGTAATTTTGAGTTTCCTAATGTAACTAATACTTATAATGCTGAGGCTCTATGTGAGGTAATTTTAAGAAGATCAAGAAACCAATTACAAATACAATTAACTTTAACATCAGAATTTTTAGAATTAGAAATAGGCGATATAGTTGCAATCACTTATGCTAGTGGTGGATTTAATGCTAAACCTTTTAGAGTATTAGGTATTGAGATTAACGAAGATTTAACTGTTAATGTTCAGTTGTTTGAACACCAAGATAATTTTTATGATTTTAATACTAAAAATCCTATACCAACAATACCTGATACAACTTTACCTAATCCAAATTCAATTCAAGCACCAGCAATATCATTATCAGATGAATTATTTGAACTATTTGATGGTTCAGTTGTTTCTAAATTAATAGTTAATATTACAAGTACAGATGCTTTTACAGATCAGTTTGAAGTAGAGTACAAAGAATCAACTTCATCAAGCTATAGATTAATGCGTAGAGGTTCAAACTCTATAGTAGAAAAATATCCTGTTAAAGAGGGTCTTATCTATGATGTAAGAGTAAGAGCAATAAATGCTGTAGGTGTTAAATCCACTTACACAACAGGACAGCATGAAGTTAATAGTGCATTTACTCCACCAGATAATGTAACTAATTATTCAATAGATGTAGTAGGCGAAAAACTTTTTCATTCTTTTGATGCTGTAACTAACCTTGATCTTGATTTTTATGAAATTAGATTTACTTCAAATACAAGTGAAACAGCTTATGCAAACACAACTGTATTAGTACCAAGAATAGGTAGACCAGCAACAAGTGTTACAACTCCATTTGTAGGAACAGGAAAATATTTTATAAAAGCTGTAGATAAATTTGGAATCAGATCAACAGACTTTGCAAGTCAAGTTATATCAGCACAAGTTCTAGCAGAAAAAATAGAAACAGTACAAACCTTAACAGAACATTCTGCATTTACAGGAACTAAAACTAATGTTGTAGCTGTAGATAGTAAATTACAATTAGATACATCTATCAACTTTGACAGCCACACAGGTAACTTTGATGATGGTCTTGGTTTCTTTGATGGTGGTTCTGGTGCAATAACCTCATCTGGTACTTATGCTTTTGCAAATGCTTTTGATTTTAATTCTGTTTTAAAATTTAATGTTCTTATAAGTTCATTCATTGTTAATAATATTAACTTTGTAAATAACTTTGATTCTGCGTCAGGAAACTTTGATGCAAGACAAGGATTGTTTGATTGTGGCTCTAATGCCTCTATAGATACAAATGCAATATTACAAGTTTCAACTTCTCAAGATGCCTCAACCTATACTTCATTTCAAGATTTTAAAGCTGGGGATTATGTTGCAAGAGCAGTTAAATTTAGAGTTAAATTAACATCTAGTAATACACAAGAAACTCCACAGATTTCAGCATTAGCACTTACATTATCTTTACCTACAAGAACTGAAAAAGGTAGTAATATTTCTAGTACAACAAGCACATCAGGAAAAACTGTAACTTTTGGTTCAGAGTATTATCAAACTCCATCACTAACTGTAATTGGTCAGAATATGGCAACAGGAGATTTTTTTACAATTACCTCTAAAGGAACTGCATCTTTCATAGTTGAATTTTTTAACAGTTCTGGTAGTACTGTTGATAGAACTTTCGATTATCAGGCAATCGGAATTGGACAAAAACAATAAAAATGATATAAGATTAATTTTATGGCACAGCACGATTATATAATTTCAAACCAAACTTTTCCAAATACTAGAGCAGATATTAACAATGCTCTATTAGCAATTTCAAGTAATAACTCAGGAACATCAGCACCTACTACTCAATATGCTGGTCAATTCTGGCTAGATACAAATACTCCTTCATCAACAACATGGAGTTTATATATACATGATGGCTCAGATGATATTTTATTTGCACAAATAGATACATCAGCAAACACAGTTAATTTTTTAGATTCAGCTTTAGCAGATGATGTTGTTATTAGTACATCAGGTGCAGTTTCAACAACAGGTGCTTTTACTGCAAATGGCACAATAAAATTAGATGGTAATTATCCCACAGGAACAGGTAATAATGCATTAGGAGATACTGCTTTAGATTCAGTGCAAGCTGGTGGTAATTATAATGTGGCTATTGGAGATCATGCTGGAACAGCAATTACAACAGGAGATCTTAATATTGCCATAGGCTCATGTGCTTTAGAAACAAGTAGTACAGCTTCTGCAAATATAGCAATAGGTTCAGAGGCACTTCGTAATACTACTTCAGGATCTTCAAATACAGCTGTTGGGTTAGCTTCATTATGTGCAAACACAACAGGTGGAGAAAATATTGCTTTAGGAAGATCAGCTATGGTAAAAAATACAGAGGGAAATTGTAACACAGCTATTGGTGGTCAAAATGCTTTAGCTTGTAATACGACAGGAGATAACAATACAGCAATAGGTCAAAATGCACTTTGTGCAAATCAAACAGCTGATAACAACACAGCAGTAGGTTTTAATTCTTTAAAAGCTAACACAACAGGTGCTTTAAACACAGCATTAGGTGCAACAGCTTTAGATGCTAATACAACAGGCAGTGAAATTGTTGCAATAGGTTATGGTGCTTTAGGCACTAGCACTACAGGTGGGGAAAATACTGCACTAGGAGTAAGTGCTTTAACTTACAATACTACAGGTAGCACTAACACAGGTATTGGTAAAGGTGCTTTACTTAACAATACGACAGCATCAAACAACACAGCAGTAGGTTTTGAAACTCTTAAAGATAATTCTACAGGAACAGTAAACACTGCAATGGGAAGACAGTCTTTACAAAATAATACGACAGCAAACGGTAACACAGCTTACGGACATAATACTCTTAATACAGTTACAACAAATGGGTGCAACACAGCAGTAGGTGGAAGTGCATTATTTAATAACACTGGTAGTGACAATACTGCCGTAGGAAATAATGCTATGGCTGCTAATACATCAGGAACTTGTAACACAGCAGTTGGAAA